CGAACGCCTCCGGCGCTGATCTCAAAGGCATCAGCAAGGACCTGCTGGCCCTGTCGGGCCGCAACCGCACCAACCTCGGCCCAAAGATCCTGGCCGAGGGCGTGCAGGATCTCGTCGCCCAGGGCCTCAACCTTAAAGACGCCGTCGCGTCGATCGAGTCGCTCGGCCGCGTGGCGACCGCCACCAACTCCGATCTGCTCGACGTCACCAAGACCGGCTTCCAGCTGCAAAACGCGCTGAAGATCCGGCCGACTGATCTCAAGGCCACCTTCGACGCGCTGGCGTTTGCCGGCAAGCAGGGCGCCTTCGAGCTGAAGGACATGGCGCAGTTCATGCCCACCATCGCAGCGGCCGCCGGCACGCTCGGGATTCAGGGCAAGCAGGGCGCCATCGCCCTGGCGAGCATGATGCAGATGGTGCGCAAGGACGCGCCGGATGCGGGCCAGGCCGCGACGCGCCTGACCGACGCGATGCTGAAGATGACCGCGCCGGACGCGGTGAAGAACTTTAAGAAGTTTGGCGTCAACATTGAGCAGGTGCTCAAGAACGCCAAGAAGAAAGGCGTCAACCCGATGGAGGCTGCGCTCACCGAGTTGCAGCGCGTCACCGGCGGCGACGCTTTCAAGCTCTCGCAGATCTTCGGCGACAAGGAGGCCAAGCTGGCCCTGATGTCGCTGATGAAATACCGCAAGGAGTACGAGAAGCTGAAGGCCGAGGCAGGCGGAGCCACTGCCGCCGGCACCGTCGACCAGGACTATCAGCGCTCGTTGCAGACCTTCCAGGGCACCCTCAACAGCTTTCAGAACAGCGCGCAGCGGCTTGGCATCAGCGTCGGCACGGCGCTCCTTCCGCCGCTCACCCGCATGGCGGAGATCATCACGCCGCTTGTCGAAGGCATCTCTGAGTGGGGCGCCAAGAATCCCGGCCTGATGACCACCATCGTGGCGATCGGCGGCGCGCTGGCGGGTCTGGTGATCGCGCTGCCGATCATCGCGGGCGTCGTGAGCGCCATCGGCACCATTGGCGCGGCGATTGGCGCTGCTACCGCAGCAATCCCAGCCCTGGCCGGCATCGGCACGGTGCTGGCCATCGCCGGCGGCCCGATCACGCTAATCATCGCCGGTATCGTCGGCATCGGCGTGGCGATCTACGCGCTCGTCAAGAACTGGGGCGCGGTTAAGCAGGCCGGCGCGAACGCCTGGACCAGCATCCAGTCCAGCGCCGCGAACGCATGGTCTGGCATGCAGGCGTCATGGGGCCGCTTCACCTCCTGGATCGGCGGCGTCTTCAACCAAGCGCTTGCCGTCATCCGCGCCTGGGCCCCGAAGGTGCTCAGCGTGATGTTCCCCATCCCGGCGCAAATCATCAGCCTGTTCACCAATCGCGGCATCGGCCAGCGCATCATCACCTCGATCATCGAGGGCCTTAATTCGAAGGTAGGCGCGCTGTTCGGCTGGATCTCGGCAACCTGGAGCCGCATCACCGGGTTTTTTGGCGGCGGCGGATCACCGGCCGCTTTTGCAGCTGCGGCGCCTGCTGGTCCTTACCGCGGCGGGCAGCGCAGAGCCTCGCCTCCCAGGCGCGCCGTTGGCGGGCCCGTGCGCGCCGGTCAGCCCTACATCGTCGGCGAGCGCCGGCGTGAGCTGTTTGTGCCTGGGATGGATGGCGCGATCATCCCCCGCGTCGCGCGGCCCGTCGCTGGCGGCGGCGGTGTCACGATCAACGCCCCCGTTACGATCAACGCAGCGGGAGGCGACGCAATGGCGATCCGCGATCAGGTGCGCATGGCCTTCGAGGATCTGATCGCCCGGGCCTACGGGGACTACCGGGTGGCGCTCAATGACTAGGCCGCTCTTTCAGCTCGGTTCGTTTCAGTTCGACCTGCCAAACGGCGTCCCGCAGACGCTCGATCGCACGGCCGACTTCCGCTGGGAAAGCCAGGACCGGCTGCTGCGCGATCCGGCGGTGCAGTTCCTTGGCCCCGGCCAGCAGGAGATCACCCTCGACGGCCAGCTTTTCCCGGGCTTCTCCGGCCGCCAGACCACAATGGAGACGCTGCGCGAGCTCGCGGTGAAGGGCCAGCCGCAGATGCTCACCGACGGCCTGGGCAAGGTTTATGGCAAATGGGCGATTCGCCAATTACGCGAGGGCCTCGGCACCTTCGCGCCTGGCGGCGGCGCCCGGCAGATCAGCTTCACCATCAGCCTAGTGCGCTACGTCGAGGACAACCCAAGCGAAGCCGCCAGCCCTCTTAGCATGAACAACGCCAGCAGCTATGCCGGCGTCACCAGCACCGCGCTTGCAGGCCTCGCGGCGTTCACCTTGCCCGGCTCGGCTTTTGAGTCGCTGAGCTGGGCCAGCAATCCGCAGTTCTCGGCGGTGTCGGTCGCAGCGCAAAACGCAGGCTTCAGCTTGGGCCAGCTCGGCGCCATCACTAACTCGATCGCCAACAACGATTACGTCAGTGCAGCGCTCAACGCCTTCGGCCTCGCAGGCCTCACCACTGCGCAGCAGGGGGTCTGGGGGCAGCTCGCCATCAACGGCGCACAGCTCGTGCAGCAGATGACGGCCGGCTACGGCGGTTCTGCGATGAGCGTCGCGCTCGATGCGCTGCGCCTGGCGACCGATCCGATGCTTACCACCTTGGGCGGCTCGGCCGGCGGAGCCAGCGCGCTGCAGGCCCTGGTGCGCGATTCTGCGACGATCGCCACCATGCTCGACGTCGATCCTTTTATCACCGGCGCCGTCCGCGACATTGTGCAGTCATGAGCCAGCTCTACGTCACCCGACAATTCGATGAGCTTGACGAGATCTGCTGGCGCTACTACGGCCGCACGCAGCAGACCGTCGAAGCGGTGATGCTTGCCAATCGCAACCTCGCCGACATGCTGCCGATCCTTGCCGAGGGGCTGACGATCCTGCTTCCTGACCTCCCGGCGCCAAGCACCAGCGAAACTATTCGCATCTGGGATCAGCCCCAGACCGCAACGCCTGGCACGGGAGCAGCATGACGACGCCAGGATTCAGGATCGAGGCGAACGGCGGCGACATCACCCGGCTTATCGCAGATCGGCTGGTAAGCCTGCGCATCACCGAACAAGCGGGCCAGCAGAGCGACAGCCTGGAGATCACCCTTGACGACCGCGACAAGCGGATCCCCGTCGCAGACAACGGCACCTGGATCCGCGTGTGGCTGGGCTACAGCACCGGCGGCCGCACGCCGGTCTACCTAGGCGTTTTTGCCGTCGATGAAGTGGAGCTCAGCATGGGCCCCCGCTCGATGGTCATCAAGGCGACCGCGAGCAACACCGCCCCGACGCTGGTCAAGGAGCAGAAGACCAAGAGTTGGCATGACAAGACCCTTGGCGAGGTGGTGCAGGAGATCGCCCAGCGCAACAACCTTACCGCCGTCATCAAAGGCCAGCTGGCCAGCATTCAGATCAAGCACGAGGACCAGACCAACGAGAGCGACCAGTCATTTCTCACCCGCCTGGCCGAGAAGTACCGCGCAACCATCAAGCCATCTGACGGGCGTCTGGTGGTCGTGCCCCGGGGCGACAAGGACAACGCCGGCAACGTCACCATCAAGCAGGAAGAGGTGACGAGCTGGAGCGCCACGTTGAAGAACCGCGGCGCCTATGGCGCGGTGAAGGCCAAGTGGCTCGATCGCAGCATTAACAAGGAGAAGGTCTACACCGCCGGTGAAAGCGGCGGCTCACTGCCCGCCTTTGAGGAGAAGCAGCTCTTCAAGACCGAGGCTGAAGCGCAGAAGGCCGCTGACAGCCGTCTGCAGTCGCTGCGCGCGGGCGAGGTGCGCATCAGCCTGCAGATGCCAGGCCGGCCGGACGTGAACGCCGAGGGCCTGGTGACGCTGCAGGGCTTCCGCGAATACGTCGACGGCACCTGGAACGTAAAGAGCGTCACGCATGACCTGAGCGGCGGCGGCTATGTCAGCACGCTTGAATGCGGCACGCAGGGCCAAGAGAGCACCGACTGGAGTACCGGCCGCGATAGCAAGGGCCGCAACAGCGGAGGCGGTACGCAGGGCGTGATCGCGCGCACCGGCAGCAGCGGCGACTCGACGGGCCCGCACCTTCACGCGGGGTGGGCCGATGGCCGTCGGATCACCGCCGCAGACGCTGACCGTTACCTGCGGATTAACGGAAGGGCTCCCAGTTCCTACGGCGTCACCAGCAGCTATGGCCCGCGCGATCTCTTCGGCCGCAGCTTCCACGCCGGCATTGACTTCGGCACGCCGAGCGGTTCATCTATCACCCTGATCAACGGCGCCAGTTACGCTAAGAACCTCGGCTACACAGGCGCCGGCGGTTACGCCGTCCAGATCGACACTCCCGAAGGACCGATGAAGCTCTTGCATTTGCAGGCTAACTCAGCCCGTTGATGGCGAGCTGCATAGACTTAACCCATCAACAGGCGTCGTTATGCCCGAACACGAGGTCACGCACGGAGACATCTTGCACAAGCTCGGCGTCATGGAGGGCAAGCTCGACGCCGTGCACCAGAGCCTGGCTCAAAAGCACACAGACATCGCTGACGCCTTCCGCCGGTTGACTGAAGTTGAAAAGCGCGTCGCGCAGGGCGTGATTCTTGCGGTGATCCTGAGCCTGGTGGTGCCGTTTGT